CACAGGTTTGTATTCGATATCGAGACCACAGGTCTTGACCCCAAAACAAGTAAGATATTCTTGATAGGGATGAAAGACAATCGTGGTTTTCTAAAATTATTATCGGCACAAAATGAAGATGAAGAACGACAAATGATTGTCGACTTCTTTAAGACTATTGATGAGTTAAAACCATCTTTGATTGGGGGTTACAACTCAGCATTCTTTGACTTCCCATTTATTTTGAAAAGAGCTGAGATATTAAAAGTTAACATCAAAAAAATCTGCAAGACCTTACATCCCGATTATACACTGAAACAAAAAGATGGTATCCTAAAGTTAGCAAACGAAATGGAACCATACGTTCAGACTCAGATGTGGGGATATAACATTGTGGATATTGCACATGCTGTTCGTAGAGCACAAGCAATCAACTCAGATATTAAGAGTTGGTCTTTGAAGTATATTACCAAATTTATTGAAGCAGAAAAACCAAATCGTGTTTATGTTGAAGGCGATAAGATTGGTAAAATCTATTTTGATAATTTTGAATATTGGATGAACAAAGAAAACGGAGCTTATAAAAAAGTTGGGTTTGATTCAAAAATAGATGAGGTATGTAAAAGAAGGGATGATGTATATAAATTAGTTACAGGTTCAAAAATTATTGAAGACTACTTGGACGATGACCTTTATGAAACAATGGTGGTTGACGAACAATTCAACCAAGCAAACTTCTTATTGTCCAAACTTGTACCAACAACCTATGAAAGACTTTCAACGATGGGAACCGCAACGTTATGGAAAATGATTATGTCCGCATGGTCATATAAACATAATTTAGCGTTACCAAGAAAATTAGAGAAAAGAAAGTTTACAGGAGGTCTTTCTCGTTTGGTTCAGGTTGGGTTCTCTAAAAACGTATTGAAACTTGACTACTCTTCACTATACCCATCTATTCAGTTGGTTCACGACGTATTCCCTAAATGTGACGTAACAGGAGCAATGAAAAGTATGTTAAAGTATTTCCGTGATACTCGTATCAAATATAAGAACTTAGCGAGTGAATATAAGTCTATTGACCCTAAACTTGCAATTTCTTATGACCGAAAACAATTACCAATTAAAATCTTCATCAACGCATTCTTTGGTTCATTATCCGCACCACAAGTATTTCCGTGGGGTGATATCGATATGGGTGAACAGATTACATGTACTGGTAGACAATATCTAAGACAGATGATTATGTTCTTTATGAAAAGAGGTTATGTTCCACTTGTAATGGACACGGACGGTGTAAACTTCGAAACACCACAAGATAGGGAATCGTATAAGTACATTGGTAAAGGTTTGAACGGTCTTGTTAAAGAAGGTAAAGAATATGTTGGTGCTGAAGCGGATGTCGCAGAATACAACGATTTATTTTTACGAGGTGAGATGGGATTAGATATTGATGGGGTTTGGCCTTCAACTATAAACGTGGCTCGTAAAAACTACGCACTTCTTACAGACAAGGGTAAAGTAAAACTTACCGGTAATACAATTAAATCTAAAAAACTTCAAACATATGTTGCTGAGTTTTTGGATACAGGTCTTCGAATGTTATTAGATGGTAAGGGTGGTGAGTTCTTGGACTTCTACTATGAATATGTGGACAAACTATATAACAGACAAATTCCTTTGGCTAAGATTGCAAACAAAGCACGTGTTAAACAATCAATAGATGATTACAAAGTTCATATCACTAAAACCACAAAAGCGGGTAATATGATGTCCCGTCAAGCACATATGGAACTTTTAATTAAAGAAGGTAAAAATCCTGGTCTTGGTGATACAATCTTCTATGTTAATAATGGTGAAAAGAAATCTCATGGGGACGTTCAAAAGAAAAAAGATGAATTAGTTTTGAATTGTTATTTGATTGATGAACGTGACATTGAATTGAATCCCGATTTATTAGGTGAGTATAATGTTCCGAGATATTTGGCGGCATTTAATAAAAGAATTGAACCATTACTTGTTGTTTATAAACCTGAAATTAGAGAAGACATTTTAATTGAAAACCCAAAAGATAGACCTATATTTACTAAAACACAAACTGAATTAGTACGTGGTTATCCTATGAAAGAGGCTCACCAAGATACGTTAGAGGAAGTATTAACATTATCTGATACAGAATTAACGTTTTGGAAAAATGTAGGTATTGACCCTTACTATATGTATTTGGAAGGAACGGTCGATTTAGTAGACACTGAATGGGTTGAAAATAACAGAAGTCTAATGGAACAATATGTCCAACAACAAAAGAAAGTAGATGCTGATGAATATTATGAATTTGATGTTGATGGTGATTTGATGGCTCTTAGTTTCGACTAAGAGTTTTTCAATCCATCAGAAGATAAAATATACCAATAGTCACCTATTTTTCTATACTCAACACAGGCACCTTTATCTAACTCAATAATATCAAATTCCTCATCAATTAAAGAATCCGCAGTTACATTTACTTTTGTGAGAGCTTTGATGACAACGTGGTCTGTCGTTTTTGAATTTAAAAATAAATCACAGGAATCAATATCTTTTATTACAATCGCCGACTCCCCATTTGTTGAATAGGATTTATTTGTAACGACCGCAACATCTGAGGTTGTTATCTCATGTCCATTGATTATTCTTCTCGATGGTATTGACCTAAATACTGACATAAAAATTAAATTACTGTGTATGGGCTTTGGAAGGCTCTTAACTTTAATAATTTGTTTAAGTTCTCCGCTTGTAAAGCCTTTTGTTCCATCATTTTTTCTGGACGTAATCTTTCAAGTCTTGCTTTAAGTTCTTCCCATAACATTGCCTTCTCATCTTTTGCTTCTGTTGCTAAAGAAGTGTAATCCATTGTTAACTCAGAATCGGGTGTTTTAAGATTACCACTAAACTTACCTCTAACTCTTCCTAAAGTTTCTTTACAGTATGCAGTGAACCATCTTCTAACCCACGTTTGTGCGGGTGGATTAAGTTTATCCCATCTTAATTTATCTAATGGAACATCAGAAGGAAGTCTAATAACGTCTGGGTTTTTAGCCAAACAATCTTCTCTATCGTAAGTATCATAATACCAATACCAAACTCGATAGTCATTTCGTTTCATATTACCAAAATCAAACTTACCACCAGGTACATTCATCAAGTGAATTGCTTTTTTTCCTTCAGGTAATGCGGTAACTCTATATGTTAAATCACCTGTAATAATTCTTCTTTTCATTTGAATGTCTGCCATTCTTAAAAGAATGTCAAATGCTGGTGTAATAAAATAATTACCCGTTGTTCCCATTTGTGAAAAACCGGCACCACCACCTAAACCGATACCACCAAAACCCCCAAATCCACCCATGAATGGGTCAAAGTAAGCCGCGTCCAATTCAGGTCTTGCAAACCACAATAATTCGTTAAGTTCACGACCTGCGGGTATTTCATAAACTTGTTGGTTCGGCACTAAGTCGATATAATCTTTTTTTAACACCCAATCACCACCAGCCTGTAAACCTACAATTTTTGAATATGCATAAGTGAATTGTGTTTCCCAATCCATACTACGAGTAGATAGTGCTCTTGTAATAGATTGTTCATCAAGATTCAATCCGTAAACCGATGTCCATTGAGATTCAATCAACCAGTCTTGTACGTGTTGTTCATAATCCTCAATAGATAACTCCAATAGTGAGTCCATCATTTCGTCTTCAAGTTCTACTGAACGTAAAGGTGCTCCCAAAAGATTACGTATTCTTTTGTAAAGTTTACTTCTATCTGGTTCGTTGATAATAACTGTAGTTGACATAGATTTTTTTATATAAATATCCTATCAAAACAAATCTAAACAGACTTCTTTTTAATTTGTGTTGTATATTGGTCGTTTACAAATCCCCAATTCACAACTTTCCAAAAGTTTTTAATATATTCGTCTCGTTTATTTTTATATTTTAAGTAGTATGCATGTTCCCATAAATCTAACCCTAATAGAGGATAACCATTTTCTTTTTCAGTATTCATTAAAGGATTATCTTGATTAGATGTTGTAACAATTTTTAATCTATTATTTTTTGTTAAAATTAACCAAGCCCAACCTGAACCAAATTTAGTTTTAGCCTCTTCACTAAATTGTTCTTTAAATTTTTCAAATGAACCAAAATCTTTTTTTATTTTAGAAAGTATTGGGTCGGATATTTCTTGTTTTTTCGGAGATAACATTTTCCAAAACAAAGCGTGATTAAAGGCACCACCACCATTGTTTTTAACAACCTTATTAAATTTTGAAATCTTTTCTATAATTTCCTCAAGGTCTAAATCTTTTCCTTTAATTTTTTCTAACTCGACATTGAGTTTTTCAACATAACCTTTGTAATGTTTGTTGTAGTGAGTATTCATTGTTTCACTATCAATAAATTTTTCTAAGGAATTATATTCATATGGAAGTTTATCAACACTTACTTTTTTTATTTCGTTAATTAATAATTCTTTCTTTGATGACTCAACCTCTAATAACGTTTCAATTTTTTCAATTTGTTCTGAAAAAGATTTGTATATAACTTTTTCCATTTCCTTATTATTTTTTTCAAACTTTTTAATTTCTTGGGATGCCTGTGAACTAGCATCATCCTCGTTTTTTCCACCAATATCTTTTCCTTTTTTTCTTTTCAAAATTGTTCTTTGATATTCATGCGACCATTCGTGAGCTAATGTTCTTAATACATCACGATTTAATCTGTCTTTTACTAAAATTTTAAGTTTGTTTTTATCGGTTCTTGAACCTGTAGTCATCGTACCTGTTCTTTTATTTTGAAATAGAATATCAATATCATCCTTTAACGGATAATTTTTTTTAAGTTGTGAAATAAAATTGTTAATTAAAACTTTATCACTTTTACTAGGTTCAACTCCAATATATTCAATATTTACGTCCATGATATATAAATATCATCGGTTTCTAGAAATCATATTTAACATTTCTTCTATTATTGATGCCTCGTCAAATGTATCATCACCCATCACCGTTGATATGATTTTTTTCTTTCTATTTAAGATGTCGTAAATTGCACCTTCGATACTATTTTCAAATAGGGGGTAATACACTGATGTTGAATTTTTTTGTCCTATACGATGTGACCTGTCTTCTGCTTGTGAATGTTCTGCAGGTACAAAAGACAAATCATTCATGATTACAGCCTCTGCTGAGGTTAAAGTAATCCCAACACCTGCAGCTTTCAAGTTTCCAACAAATACTTTGATTTTATCGTTTGTTTGAAATTCATCGACCGCATTTTGTCTGTGGAACTTAGAACAACTACCATCTAAATAAACCGCAGATTTACCAAAGTGGTTATAGATTTGATTTAGTGTGTCGGTAAAGTTTGTAAATATAATAACCTTTTTACCTTGTTCTATAATGTTTTCGGCTAACTCGATTGTGTTATTAATTTTTTCTTGAGCAATAACTTTTCTAACTTTCATCAATTTTGAAAACTGAATTGTAAGTGAAGAAGACTCTTCAGGGTTCTGGTCATACCAATTAAAATACTCACCCATTAATTCTTCGTAATCTTTAGATTTGAGTCTTAAATAAACAGGTGTGATAATTTTTTCAGGTAAATCTAAAACGTCTTCTTTTAATCTTCTTAGAATGTGTGTTGAGGTTCTTTCTCTTAATTCTTCAAGATTAGATGCGCCTGTAACGTTCCACACTTTTCTTTTCCCAACACTAAATTGAAATCCATTACAATATCTTTTAGCATAAGCCATCCAATTCATAGCAACTGGACTATCAACAAGATTTAATAAATTGTAATAATTCATAGGTCGCGATGTCATAGGTGTTCCTGATAACAACCAAACTCTATTTGATTTACTTGCGATGTCGTTAGCAATTTTTGTTCTTTGTGCTTGGGGGTTAGAAATCATATGTGCTTCATCCATGATTACTAAATCAAAATTAATTTTCATAATTTCTGATTTTTCTTTGTCCTTTGTATCATGGAAATTTTTTAAGATGTCATAATTTACAATAACAAAATCATGTTCATCTGAAAATTTTTTACCTTCTGCAATATATACGGTCCTATCTGAATAATTTGCAATCTCTCTTTGCCAGTTTATTTTCAAAGATGCTGGACACACAATCAAAACTTTTTTAGCTCCCGTCTCTAAAGCTGCTATGATTGTTGAGGTAGTTTTACCAAGACCCATGTCATCAGCCAAAATAAACTTTTTATTTCTTACAAGTTTTTCGATAGCCTCTTTTTGGTGTTCCATAGGTGGTCTATGGGTGTATTTACCATAATCTATAGAAATGTTTTTAACTTCATTATCTTTTAGTAATGCGGACTTTGGCATCCAAAAGTCGTGTAGAGTTTCTCCTGAAAATATTTTACCCCAAATATGATAAGCTTTATCTTTTTCAACCAACAACTTCTCGACATAAATTTCTGAAGGTTCTTTGGTATACATCTTATCTTCCATTAGTTTTTTACCAAAATAAGAGTCTAACTTTACCCATTTTTTTGCAACTTTTGGTTGTAGGGTATGATAATTATTGATGTAATCGGCCTGAGGTCTCGTAGGAACAAAAGACTTACTATTTTGTTTTTTGTGTTTTAAGTTAAGGATATAGTTATTTGACCCTTCATAATCGTCTAATATTAAAAGGGCTTTTGATTCGGGTGTTTTAGGCACAAAATCTTCCATGATATAATAAAATATAATAAACATCCATAAAAAATCAATTAAAGTATTTATAGGTATGGCAGATAATAGAGTTCCGATAACCAGACTAAATAAGTTTTTTTCTGAAGAAGACTTTAACTTAGATATTTCTATGGGTGATGAATGGTTAGGTGGGGATATGAATTTTACCCTTGTTTTATACCGTATTGATAGACAAAGAACTATTAGTGATGATGTGTACGGTGAGACCTTAGAAGATGGAATACAGTTTTTACCTCCCGTTGAATTCAAGGGATATGTACAAATTGAAGCTCCTTCTAATGTTGATTATGGTTCCGCTAAATTATCACAAACAGAACCAGGTAATTTGAAAGTTGGCGTTTATCAAAAACAATTAGAGGAATTAGGTATTGATATAAACTATGGTGATTATATTGGGTATTACGAAGACGAAACAAGAGTTAGATATTATAGTGTTGTAGATGACGGTCGTGTATTTTCTGATAACAAACATACATACGGTGGTTACAAGGCTTTCTACCGTTCTGTTATTGCGGCACCAGTAACCGATAACGAATTTAGAGGAATATAAAATGGCATTACCAAGTAAAGTAAAAAAACATTTACCACTAACACCTGAAAAAGTTGGTCAAGAAAGAAGACAACAAATGTTAGATGATATTATTGATTATGGTACTTTTCTACCTAAAGGTGTTTTACATGCCGATTTAGATTTGGGTATCTTAGATTTTGTAAAAGAAGATTTGAAATTAGTCGTTGGTGAAAAGTTAGTACCGACAGTTGATAAAATCATAACTAATCAAAACTGGTCACAATTTACTGAAACATGGAACTTCCAAGATTTAGATAAAAACATTTCATTACCATTTATTGCAACAGTAAGAACTCCTGAAGTTAAATACGGAACATTTCAAGGAGGAGCTGCGAATATACCAAACAGAAGACAATTCTTTTACTATACTGTACCAACATGGGACGGACAACGAAAAGGTGCGGATGTTTACACAATACCCCAACCAATTCCTGTTGATATTACATATAATATTAAATTGTTTTGTAACAGGATGCGTGAACTTAATGAGTTTAACAAAATTATTATGCAAAAGTTCACGTCAAAACAAGCGTACACTCAAATTAAAGGTCACTACATGCCAATAATAATGGAGACGGTATCAGATGAATCGGCTAAAGATTTACAAAAAAGAAAATATTATATTGCAAGTTATACGTTAATACTAAAAGGTCTTTTAATTGATGAAGCAGAATTCAAAGTTTCCCCCGCGATATCAAGACAAGTATCTTTATTTGAAACTGATGAAAGAGTAAAAACAAGAAAGACCAAAATAGAACCACCAAGACCTAACAACTTTGATTTAGATTTGTTATTTGTAAGTGGTAATACACAATTATCTGAAGTTTTTAGGTATTCGGTAGATTTAAAAGTTACTGAAATAGAAAATTTAATTAGTTGTTATAATGCAACTTATACAGCAAAAACAAATACAAACTTATCTTATACTAATTGTTCTGGGAATATAGTAACTTCTGCACTTACAAGTGGTAATACGAGTACAATATGTGTTAAAGGTGGAACTCTACCATCATTTTCAAACATAACAGGAGCAACCTACAACACCACTACGTCTTGTGCTTCCGGCTATTCAGTATTTATTAATAATAATTACGTTGGGGATGATTTAGAAACCATACAAATAAATGATGGTGATACTTTATCTATTACCGTCTACAAAGATGACAATACAAAACAATCGGTTATTAAAACGGTAGCATACTTAGTGTAATTACTCTCCGTATATATCTTTAACCTCTTTACAATTATCGGTAATTAGTTTTTCTAAAAACTTATACATCTTCAAACCATTTTTATCACAATACTCCTTTAAGATAGTATGTACTTCAGGTTTTATTTTTAAGTTTTTTATTTTTTTTTCTTGGTTTTTCATAATGGTAGAAAAAAGGCAGAATTTATTCTTACTCTTTGATAAATATTATACTAGGGTAAAGTTTTTTGTTATTTGGTGATGTATTTATATATAAAAAATAAATTCTAAAAACATTTTTATTAACATGGCATCATCTAATAAGGTTTTTGTTTCTCCGGGTGTGTATACATCAGAAAGAGACTTAACATTTGTTGCACAAAGTGTTGGTGTAACTACATTAGGAGTGGTTGGTGAAACTCTTCAGGGACCAGCTTTCGAACCTATTTTCATCACAAACTTTGACGAATTCCAAACATATTTCGGAGGTACTAGCCCTGAAAAATTTGTAAACACACAAATACCAAAATATGAATTGGCTTACATTGCAAAATCATACCTATCACAATCTAATCAACTTTTTGTTACAAGAGTACTTGGTCTTTCAGGTTACGACGCTGGACCATCTTGGTCTATTGTAACAATTGGTAATGTAAATTCAGCAACAATTACGGCTACGGGTATAACTACGGCAGTTGGTGTAACATTTACAGGTAGTACAGGTGGCACCGTAACATTAACATCGGTACCTGCTTCGTTAAATGCAAGCGGTAATTTCTACACACCATACACTGAATTTAACGGTGGAACATCTACAATTGGTGGTGATTTACAAACATACATTTCTAATCAAATTTCACTTTACTCAACAAGTGCATCGACTTCAGGTTCAAGTGCAATATTTTGGGGTACGGTAAGTGCATCTACATTTAACAGTACAACAGGTGTAACACTTAATGGTACAGGTTCAATTTCAGCATGGACTGAAAATTTTGGTGTGGGTGTATTGACAGGTGCGACCGCAGCTTCACTAAGCGCTCAAACAACTAACGACCCTTGGTATTACGCTTTATTTAATTACCAACCAGGTACAATTAATTCTTACTATGGTCAAGGTATGGGAGCGGCACTTTCAGGTATTTCAACAACACCTACTTCAGGTGTGTTCTCAGGTACTGTTGCATTCTATACAACAACATACTCGGCATTACCATACACAACATATGATGATATGGTAGTTGCAACATTAAGGTCAAGAGGTATATCTACATATACATCAACAAATGCGGGACCTTTCTATGAAGTTTCAGGTACATCTGATGTTAAGATGATATGTACAGGTTCTTATTCAGCGGTAACTGAAGACCCTTACGCAATATTCCAAATCTCAGGTAAAACTTACGATAATGATAATTTCACATTTGAAACTTCAATGTTAAGTACCGATAAAAATTATTTGAGAAATGTATTTGGAGCATCTAACTTTGGTAAATCAAGAACTGAAGTACCTTTATTTGTTGAAGAAACATATCCAGCATTACTTCAAACAGGATATAGAGCAGGACAAATTAGAGGTTTATATTGTAATTTGGTAAGTCTACCAGGAGCAAGGTCAGGTAATTCAGATAGTCTTGGATTCTATTTAGAACAATACCAAACACCTGAAACACCATTTGTTGTTTCTGAACTAAGAGGTAATAAAGTTTTCAAATTATTTAAGTTTGTTCTAATCTCTGACGGTAACTCAGCTAATACATACGTTAAGTTGTCTATTGGTAATATTTCATTCAACAATGGAACATTCGATGTATTTGTAAGAGACTTCTTTGATAACGACCAAAACGTAAGAGTACTTGAAAGTTTCACAAACTGTTCATTAGACCCAACCCAAAACAACTACATAGCAAACAAAATCGGTACATCTAATGGTGAATACCAAGTTAAGTCTAAGTATGTTATGTTGGAGATGAGTGATGAAGCACCAACAAACGCACTACCTTGTGGATTCGAGGGTTACATCTCAAGAGAATATGCAAATGCAACTCCTCCATTTGTACCTTATAAAACAAAATACTACACAGCGGGAGAAACAATTTACAACCCACCTTTCGGCTCAACTAATGGTGGAGATAATCCTGTAATCTCAAGTGGTGAAAACCCAAGAAGAGCTTACTTAGGTATTTCTAATATTACAGGTTTTGACTACGATTTCTTCCAATATAAAGGAAAACAACTTCCAGCAAGTTTAGCAACAGACACAACAGGTGCGGCTTGGGGTTATTTAACTAAAGGTTTCCACATGGATAGTGGAGCAACAGTTGTTACTATAACAAACGCTTATGCCACATCAGGTCAATCGGCATTTGAAGTAGGTGTTGGTTCATTTAATTCAGAACCAACTGATACAAATAACCCATACTACAGATTGAATACTCGTAAGTTTACATTATTAGCTTACGGTGGTTTTGATGGTTGGGATATCTATAGAGAATATAGAACGAATAGTGACTCATACGCTTTAGGTCAAACCGCATTTAAATACGGAGCCGCAAGTTCGGTAACTTACCCTACAGCATCAGGATGGGGAGCATTCAAACAAATTTCAGGACCTAACCAAGAAAGTTGGGCTAATACTGACTACTACGCATACAAATGGGGTCAAACAACATTTGCTAACCCCGAATCAACAAACATCAATGTGTTCGCTACACCAGGTATTGATTATGTAAATAACTCAAACTTAGTGGAAGATGCAATTGATATGATTGAAACAGATAGAGCAGATTCAATCTACATTACTACAACACCTGACTTCAATATGTTCTTACCAACTTATCAAGACATTACTGAAGGATTAATTTACCCACAAGAGGCGGTAGATAATTTAGAGGGTACTGGTATTGATTCAAACTATACCGCAACTTACTACCCTTGGATTTTAACAAGAGATACGGTTAATAATACTCAAATCTATATTCCTGCAACTTCTGAGGTTGTAAGAAACTTAGCTTTGACTGATAACATCGCATTCCCTTGGTTCGCTTCAGCGGGTTACACAAGAGGTTTAGTAAATGCTATTAGAGCAAGACGTAAGTTAACACAAGACGATAGAGATACTTTATATAAAGGTAGAATCAACCCAATTGCAACTTTCTCTGATGTAGGTACGGTAATTTGGGGTAACAAAACTCTTCAAATCAGAGAATCTGCACTTGACAGAATCAACGTAAGAAGATTGTTACTACAAGCTCGTAAATTGATTTCAGCGGTGGCTGTAAGATTATTGTTCGAACAAAATGATAACAAAGTAAGACAAGATTTCTTGGATTCAGTTAACCCAATCTTAGACCAAATTAGAAGAGATAGAGGTTTGATTGACTTTAGAGTTCAAGTATCTAACACACCTGAAGATTTAGATTCAAATACATTAACAGGTAAAATCTTCTTGAAACCGACAAGAGCGTTAGAATACATCGACATCGAGTTTGTCATTACACCAACAGGAGCGTCTTTTGACAATATCTAAAAAAATAAAATAAGTGGGGGGTAGAAATATCCCCCATAAATTATTTAACACATAACACTATGAAAATAGAAAAAAAATTAATCAAAGAATCTTTAGGTTATAATACTAAAGGAAAACAAACTTTCGCAGATAAGAAACAAAATATCATTATCACCGAAGCACAATTAGAAAAACTTTTAGAAAAACTTAAAAAATAATGAATATTAATAAATACGTAAGGGATTTTGTAAAAAACAAACTTAACGAAGGTTTTACGGAAGAAGGTAATCCCGATACAAAGTATTATGCTTTTGATTGGGATGATAATATAATGTTTATGCCTACGTCAATTATTGTTTTAAGTGAAAACGACGAAGAGGTTCCGATGTCCACAGAAGACTTTGCTGAACACAGACACCAAATCGGTAAAGAACCATTTAGTTATAAAGGTACAACTGTTGTAGATTTTGCACCAGACCCATTTAGAAATTTTGGAGTTAAAGTTCCT